TTTCTTTTTCCATCAATCAATGCCCCTTGCTGCTATTTTTTGTTGAATCTTCATATTCTCTTCTTTAATATAATCATTTAACATACCGACGTATATTTTTCTTTCCCACGGAATCATATTTTCCAGATCAGAGAGGTTATATTTGTACATCTGCATCAATTGGAAATTTAAATAATAAAAGCTCGGTAGATTTACATGACAAAAAGTAAGGTAAAAAAATCCTCTGCGCTACTTAATCGTATTGTTCTCTCAATATCGGCAGAAACATAGTTCAAAACATAGTCATAGTGATACAAATCTTTAATTGTTGATGTTATATCATTTTTAACATTGATTGGTAAATTTTCAACTAGTTCGGATCTCTCTTCGATTGAAATTATATCGAAGTCTATTTTTTCATCCACTGTTTCTATTGATGATATACCAGAAGTAGGATCTTCGAATTTTTTAGGTATACTAAGGTTAATAATTAAATCATCTGTTTTTATCTGACTTTTCTTGGATTTACCTATGAGCGTTATATCACCACAGTCTACATCAAGAGTAATTTTTTCATTTGAGTGTGGGCAGATAAAGACTGTTTTAAACTTTTCTCCTACTGATTTTTTTCTAAATTCTAGTAGCAGATGTATAATATCAGTTTCAGAAAGTTTGGATACATTTATATCTGCCCTTTCTTCGATAATTTTGAGTAACGTATTATAACCATCAGAATTCTGACCGGTTTCTTTTGCTGCCGCTATATTTTTTTCATCCCGCACCACGAGAGGCGTAAATTGGACTGTCTTATCACTAACTGGTAATTTAGTTGTATAAGTAGGTAAATCTATTTTCATAATTAACTCCCTTGTTCGTCAGATGGTCCAGTTTGTGTTCCTATCAGAGTACCGTTAGAATAAATGTCAAAAGATCTATAAACAAATTGAACACTGAACACCATAGGCGCAAAGTCCTCTACGGGCTTCAATTCTATTGGATATAGAACTCGTGGATATACCTGATAGAACTTCCACTGGATCTGATCATTATCACCATTGTAAATGTCAATCGAACTACCAGCAACAGCCTCGTCATAGTATTTTTCAATTCCCATTGGGTGAACTACGGCGTTACACCAGTTATTAATAACATCATACATCGAATCTTTGGGTTTATTTTCCATATAGAATGTAATAAAGAGTTGCTGAGTCCAGTTCTTTCTGTACGGGAAAGTTTTGATGTTACCCCGGACACCACTCTCCATGACCGTGCCGACATCCCATCCGGGAACTCTTGCAGCAAATACCGGTATACCAAGTTTCGTATCACTATATCCACCGGTTCCAGATAAATTATTTGCGTTTATGAACATATTAACATGAAACCTATTGTGCTTCATCAAGCCGTTACTATAAATTCCATTTTCTGCTACCAAACTATCTACATTTTGTCGCCCTCTAAAGACACTTGAATCATTGCTCATTTTAGTTGCTTCCCTTTGAATAGTTCGTTTTCAGTTAGTATAGTAAATTCCCACTGATTATCATTACAAAGTTTTCTCGCAGCTTTCCATTTAGCCTCATTTACAGCATACGTTTTCATATTCATCTCGTAGGTTTTGGTTTTTCTCTTCTTTACCACAGGAGGTTTTGTTTGTTTGTATGGTTTGACTTCTATGAGAAACGTTTTTACCTCACCTGTTTTTGTCTTCACTTCGGCAATAAAGTCTGGATAGTATTTGTGCATTTTATTGTCTACTGGTGACAGGTAGGGTATCGATAATTCTTCACTCGCCCAGCGTAGTACATTCACGTTATTGTCCAGATATTTACACATTTTCCTTTCCCACGTAGATCGACATACGATTTTAGTGGGATTACCAATATATTTCGTCACATTTTCTGGTAAGT